ACGCCAGGCTTACCGCGTGCGGCATGTCAGCAGCACGGAGCGCAGCCATCAGACCGGCTCGGTGATCCTTGACCGTCTCCGGCGAAAGGCCCAGAGCCTGCGCGCTCATCTTGACGCCGTAGCCATCAGCGGCCAGCTTGAGTACGTCCAATTGACGGGCGGTTAGTTCGGTCATGCTGCCCCCTGTTGCGCTGCGTAGCGTTGGCCCACGCGAAAGATGCTCGATACCTTGATGTACTCGGCGTGCAGTGTCGAAAACGAGGGAGCCTCAATTGGCTTGGGGGCTGCGTTCCGCGCGTTCTGTGCGCTGATCCGCCCGCCCTCGCTCCTGATCCGCTGCTTTGCGCGCTCGCTCACGACCAGGCTCAGGCGCTTGGCTTTCTTGCGGATCGCCCCTACCGAGTGATGAGGCAGCGCAGCATGCGCAGCGCGGGCGCCGTCCGGGTAGTGCTTGCGCAGTGCGGCCACGTCTTCGGGCGGCCAGGTGTTGTCAGAGTGGCTCATGTCAAATCCCCCGTGATCTTGAGCGCCCACGTAATGCGCTCTTCGCTGATGTCGTAACCGTCGCGTGCCAGGTCGAGCAGGCGGTTTGCGTAGGCTTTGAGGTCGGTCATGCGGCGTCCTTGCGGGCTTGCGGCCTGTAGCTCTGCCAGTCAAATGAGACCGTGCGGCACGTCTCCCGCAGGCGGTCAAAGATTCGCTCACCCAAAAAAGCCTTGAGCCCCTCTGTGTCTTGATTGGTCAGCAGGATCGTGGGCTTGACCTCGCGATAACGCCGGTCCAGCACGTCAAACAAAACTGTCTGCTCGCCATCCGTCCCGTACTGCACACCCATCTCGTCAATGACAAGCAGGTCAAGCCCACCGAGGTAGGCCAGCACCTGGCGCTCGGATTGGTCGGAGTCCTTGCGCCACGTCTCGCGCACCATGCGGATCACATCCATGCACGTCGCGTAAAGAACATCGCGGTTCAATTGCGACTGAAGCACGGCCCCGGCCAGATGGCTTTTTCCGGTGCCTGGCTTGCCCAGCAGGATCAAGCCCCGACCAGCTTGGGAATTGCGGTCGAAGTTCTCGGCGTAGTCGCGCAGGACGGTAAGCGCGGCGCGCTGCGCGTCGGTATCGGCGTTGAAGTTGTCAAAGCCCTTTCCGACAAATCGCTCAGGGATCGCAGCACGGCCAAGCAACTTGCGCTGGCGTGACTCTTTGGCGCGGCGCGCTTCGTCAGCCTCCGCCTTCGCTTCGGCCTCGCGGCGCAAGTCTTCGCACTTAGGGCAACTCGACCAGATGGTCGCGATGATGTGCCGCGCCTTGTATTCCCCATGAACGTCGCACGTCTTGGGTAGAAGAAACTCAAGTTCAGGCAAGTGTTCCATCTGCATTCACTCCTGCGGTGTAGTCTTTGGCGTCGAATCCGGCGTGTTTGCTCGGCCTGGCGGGCGATGCCCTTGGGTCTGAGAGCCACCTGGCCTTGAAGCCCTGCCACGAGTTCACGGCGGAGGTCTTGACGGCATCGGCCGGGGAGATTCCAGCCTTCTCGGCTTCTGCCTTGACCTCATCCCATGCGGTGCGCGTGAGCGGTGCGCGCTTGTCCTTGCGGACCTTTAGCCAGTCGGCTGCGTGCTGCTTGTCCACGCCTTCAGCCACAAGGTCAGAGACAGAAAGCGCGGCGGCGCTATCTTCTGAACGTAGTGAAGAAGATTTACTTCTACCTCTACCTCTAGGTAACGCTCCGGTAACGCTGCCATCGTTACCTTCATCGTTAGCCCCGGCGTTACCTTTGGCGTTAGCCTTGTGACCGGCGACCCGTTTTGCCGTGTTGGCGCGCTGTTTCGCTGTTTCGCCGTTGTGTTTATCGAAGTTGGTGAGGCTGATCCCCTCATCGGTGATAGACAACCATCGCACTTTTGCGACTGCGGCAACGAAGCCGCTAACGCCCACAACACGATCCAGCAACGCTGCGGTAACGCTCTCAGCGTTACCGTCTGTTGTGTGCTGGTCGAACCAGCGCCACAAGCGGAAAAGCTTTCCGACCGTCAGGTCTGGGTCGTCCCATCCCATTGCAGCGGTGATAGCGAGCACCTCCGGCTTATCCGGTGTGGCGCACTCCATCTTGAGCCAAGGACCAGCCACGCTTACCCCCTAGCCTTACGCGACACACCGCGCACGAGGTCGCCAAGCTCGGCCAGGAAGCAGCTTGTCTCAGTGCGCCGCGCCTGGCTCATCAAGTGAGCGGGCACCTTGGTGGCGTGGTAACGCAGGCAGCGTGCGCCGTCCTGGGTCACGAATGGGCGCTTGATGTACTCCACACCCATTTCGCGCAGGTCAGCAAGGCGGCGATGAATGGACGTGATGGACAGGTCAATGGCTGCTTCAAGGCTGGTCACGCCGCGCTTGCGGGTCAGGGCCTTGATCAGCTTGGTGCATTGGGTGTGCTTGGTCATGCCGCCTCCGCCGTGAACAGGTCTTGATCACGGAATGCCACAGCCCCGGCGATGTTCTTTGCGGCCTGGCCGAAGTAGCTGGTCTTGAGTTCAGCGCCTACAAACTTGCGGCCCATCTTGACGGACACATAACCCTCGGACCCAATGCCCATGAAAGGGCTCAGCACGATATCGCCGGGGTTGGTCCACAACATCACACCACGCTCGATCACTTGCAGTTGCAGCGGGCAGATGTGGCGCTCGTCGTCGTGCTCGCGTGCGCTGGTGTATTGCAGCGTGTCGGATGCGTTGATATCCATCCAGACCGGGGACGCGATCTGCTGCCACAGGTCAACCGGGAATTCCTCGGCGCTGTGCGTGACGTGCTCAGATTCACCGGGGCATCGCACCGTGATGAGGTAATCCGGGATGCCTTGGCGGCACATTTCGGACCGCTCACGCACGGACTTGTGTAGCAGGCCCAGGGCCTTTGTCCGAGTCATGGCTGTCACGGGGTCTTTCCAGATCGTGACCTTGCTGTGAAAAATGAACCCATGGCGCTGAAAGGCGCGCAGCAGGTCGCCCGGGAAGTCCTTCAGGCCGATGTAGCCGTCTCGCTCTTTGCTGGCTGGCATGTCCATGCAGTGAAACGAGACGTTGCGGCCCGGCTTCATGACGCGGCGCAGCTCGGCGATCAGGTACTCGAAATGCTCGAAAAACTCGGCGTCGTTTTTGACGTTACCCATGTCGCGCGGACTGTTGGAGTAGGTGTAGAGCGATGCGAATGGTGGCGAGAAAATCGAATAGCCGATGCTGGCATCGGGCAGGCCGCGCAAGACTTCCACGCAGTCACCGTGGTAAATGGCGTATTGGTCTGCAATCACTTGGTTGATGCAATTCATGCTGCGGCCCTCAGGAAGTCGGGAACAGCCACGCGGTGCGCGGCGTTGTAGGTGTTGGTTTCGCGGGTTGTGCCGGTGACTTCGGCCATCACGGCATCGCGTGTTTCTGCGCTCAGGCTCTCGCCCATGGCGGCTGCGTCGCGCTCTTTACGGCGCAGGTTCGACACCACAGAGCCTTCGGCCTTGCTGGCGAAGACATGCACGTGCACGTCGCGCTTTTGGCCGAATCGCCACTGACGGCGAACCGCCTGGTAATACGCCTCATAGGAGTCAGTGACACCCACAAAGGCGGTGCGCGCTGAGTGCTGCCAGTTCAGGCCCCATCCGCAGATCGACGGCTTGCTGACCAGAACGCGGGTCTTGCCCTTTGCGAACTCCATAAGGCGGCGCTCTTTGGTGTCGGTGTCGTCAGCCCCGGCGATCTGCACGGCACCATCAATGGCGGCGGTGAGTGCGTCACCCTCGGCGTTCAGGTCACACCAGACCACCCATGCTTCGCCGTCTTCGCGGTTGACCAGATCGGCGCAAGCTGCAACGCGATCAGCCATGGACTGGCGGCGGGCATCGCGGCGCTCGCTCAGGCTTTGAGCCTCAGCAGCGAACAGCATCCCATTGGTGGGCATTTCGTAATCGACCTGGTGCTCATGGACGTGTAGCGGCGGCAGGTTGTACGCCCCATCGTCGAAGCCAAGATCGGACGGGCGGCGGATCATGGCGCCCCAACTCGACACCCAGCGCCAGAAAATGTGCCTGGCGTGACCCTTCAAGCGCCAGACGCTGGTGTCGCCACCGTCGTGCGTGAAGAACTCGGCCAGCATTTCCTGACGTGTGCAGACGCCCAGAAACTCGGCGTGCGTGCCAATCTCCGTCCAGTCGTTCGGGGCCGGTGTGGCGGTAGCTGGCAGCTTGAACGGCGTATCCCGATAGGCTGCGGCCAGGGATGCGAAGGTGCTGGTGTTGTGGTGCTTAATGCAGGAAGACTCATCCAGCACGACGCCACCAAAGACCGAGGCATCGAACTTATGCAAGCGGTCGTAATTGGTGATGTTGATCCCGTCCGTCAGGTCGGACGCTTCGCGGCAGACCGTGGCGCGCAAGCCCATGCGCTCAGCTTCTTCGGCCAGTTGCCACGCTACAGCAAGAGGGGTGTGGACCATGATGGGCTTGCCGGTGTACTTGTTCACGGCGTCCGCATAGGCCAGTTCCATCCGCATCTTGCCCAGGCCGGTATCCGCGAAGATCGCAGCGCGGCCACGGCGCAGCGCCCATGATGTGAGCGCAGATTGATGCGGGAACAGCGATGCGGGAAGGCTCAGCGCGCCCGTGATCCCGGTGGCCGGGACGGTCGTCAGCTTTGACTTGACGAAGGATGTGTAGTCGCTCATGCCTTAGCCCCATTCGCCTGCGAGCAACCCCGCGTGATGTTCTGGGTGCGGCTGGGCTGCTTGTCGCCGATGCGCGCGTGTATGTCGCGCTCGATTGGGACGATGACGGGGCGGCGCTCTTGGGGCTTGCGAGCCTTGGGGAGCTGGCTCACGTAGCCGGGGCTGAATGGGCTCATGCCTCAACCCCCCTAGATTTAGGCGCGCCCTCTTGGGGGATACCCTCGGACACGGGTTCGCCCGATGATTCATCCATGCCAGCCAAAACCGCCACCACGACAGAGCCGACCGAAGGGGCGGCCGTGAAGATGTACCTGGCGCAGTCGCCAAAGGCGGGCTCAGTCGTCTCGCAGGCGATCCCAGCAAAAATCTCGCCGTGGTCGAACAAGCAGCCGCCACAGCCGCCACGGTGGTCATGATGAGGCGCGGGCGCTTTGTAGATCGTGATTGGCATAGGGCTCCTGTTTGGCGTGGTGTAAAAGTCCGCGCACCTCGCTAT